CGCAGCCGTGACAAGTTCCGCCGGCACGCTCGCATCAAAATGCAGCGTAGGCGTACCGCTGACTTCGATTTCCGGACTGCCCTCGTATCCGCTGGCGATGGCTTCCGGGATCACGGCGATGGCAGTACCGACCGGCACGGCGATGCTCGACAGGACGAGAAACTCGACATCCGGATACCCGACTACCAACCGCAGTTTCCACGCCTGCGCCGGGTTGAGTATCAAAACCATGTTCGCCGAGTTGATGCCCGCCGCGTTGAATGCCGCTGCGAACGCCGCGATGTCGGCCGCTATCGTATCGATGGTCGTCGCGCCCGACGCGGTCGCAGTGAGCGCGACGATACCGTTGAGAAGACCCGCGGGTCGCGTCGTGTCTGCCGCACCGGCGTCGAACACGGCGGCATCGAGCGCCTTCGCCGCGCTCTCGCCGAGCAATCGACCGAGGATGACCGACAAGCTTTCCGGCGTCGCCGCCTCCAGCTCGCGTGTCAGCGTGACGATGTACGACAGCTTCTTCGTTGGCCCGACAGTGGTGGATGCCAGCGCGGCCTGCGACACCGGGATCGGACGGCCCTCGCCAACAAACAACGGCACGGGGCGCGTGGAAACGTGCGGGATCGAGTACTGCAACACACCGCCAAAATCGAGCCGCATGCATCGCGCGAACAACTGCGCCGCGGCCGAGCCGGGTGCCAGCCCGAGCAGCAAGTCGGTGATGCGGGTCTGCAGGAAGGGGGCGCCGGCGACGGTGTCCAAGGGCGACACGGCGCCTCGGGTGATAAGCGCGACGGCGTCGCGATCCTGTGGCCAGGCGGCTCGAGCGAACCGTTCGGGCGGGCCACCATGAATTTTCGCCAGCACACGCGCGGCAAGACTGCGGAACAGCGCGCGGCTCGCGGCCTGGCCGTTGTTCAAGTCTTCGGGGACCAAGGGTCGGATTTGGGACATGGATCGTCGGTAGCACAGTGCCCGAGCGCTATGGCGTCACGCGTGACGCTTTCTTTCCATCCACCGCTTAACGAAGTCGGCGACGAGCGCGGCCAGCGCCTGCTCGACGCGGTCGCGCCGCAGCGCCTCGATCTCGGTTAGGCGGCCGGCGCGCAGTAAGGCTTCAATCGCCTGGGTTTCGTGCACCGCGATCCGGTAGATGGATTCGCCCACCCGGCGGCGCTGGCGGCTACGGCGCTGGCGGACGGCGGCCTGGCGGGCGCGGGCGGTGGCGAGGCTTTTGGCGGCGCGCGGGATTTTCACACCTGCACCGCATCGGTCGTCCCCATGCCCCGCATATACATAAAAGAAGCGGTGTACTGCACCGCTTCTATGTATAGGAGGGGATGCAGGCGGTACAGGTGATGCGGTACAGGTTTCCAGGCATGCGGTACACATGCGGTACAGCATGCGGTGTAGCCCCGCGGCGAGGCCATTCTCATCAGGCCGCAACATCGTACGATTGAATTTCTGGTGCCTCCGGGGCCATTGGGACATTGCCGCACGCGATGCAGGCGAGCTGATAGTTTGGCTTGCTCCACGCATTGCCGCCGCAGGCCGGGCAGGTCGATTTGACCTTGCTGTTTGGGACCTTGGTGCCGCCCGGCCGGGGTGCGGACTGCAGATTGAGTTTCCACCCCGTGGCAGCCAGCCGATCGTACGAACAATCGAAGGGTCCGTCGGGGAGAATGTAGTCCGACATTCGTTGTCCGGTCTCCTTGCCTCCAACCATGCCGGTCGATGACGGCTGCAGGCCGATTACTTTCATCTTCGCGGCCCATTCCTTGTTGTGATATCCGCGCCCCGATGGTTTGCCGAAGGCCTGCTGCCAGACGTGTGTCATCTCATGTGTCAGCGTTTGACAGATCTGCTTGTCGGTTTGGTTGATGAAGCCGTCCGGATTGAGCGCGAGTTCGTGTCTGCCCAGCTCGTCGACCCGGCCCGAGAAGCGATCCGGCGAAAAGTGGCCGAGCATGCCCGCCTTTCGTTGGTACGTTATAAAAATATTATCAGGCAGCTTGCCTTCAAATAACTCGCGGTTGAAATGGTCATATGCCTCTTGCAGTATGCGATATTCGACGCCCGTGATCGAAGGCTTCGAACGCTGTTGTGATGTCTGTTTCTTTGCCATGAGTTACCTCCTATTTTGAACGTACGAAATAATGCGGTCATTTCCGCTCGATTCTGGTCCAGCCTCTCGATGGCGATCCATAAGACACTGCGTGCATCTTGTTGGTCCGGAACAGTCGCTCCATGGCTTCTGCGAATTCGCATCTGGTAGCGTGTTGCGCCTTGGCCTCAGGCTCCTCGGCGAAGCGGTTCGGGGCGTAGGTGTTGGCGGTTTTTTTGTCGCTGACGTTTCGTCCCTGTCCGATCGAGCGGTCGAGCAGCATCAAGAACATGTCGTTCATCTTCTGCTCTCGCGCCGCGTGCTCCAGCGAGCCAACGCTAGGCACGGGCAGAAACAGGCCGCGCTGATACTTCAGTGTGATGGTCTCGCCCTTCGGGCCGTACTGGTTCTTCTTGAAGTCGAGTTGGCGCAGGTCGGTTTCCGGCTGCTCGCCGTTATCCGGCTTGGAACTGGTGAGGTATTGCCGGAACCGGAATGCGCCGTGCCATGCCGTGCTGCCCGAGATACCCGAGCCCGAGGCAATGCCGGCGAGGCTGGGGTGGCTCAACACCGTCACCGATCCGCCGGCGACCATGGCGAGGGCCTGCATGTGCATAGCGAAGGCGTAGACCTGCACCCGATCGATCTCATTGCCGGCGAAGGCGCGGGACAGGGTGTCGATCGAGATATTCTTCGGCTTGGTGTCCCCGGCCGCCTCGTAGAGCTGCTTATAGAGCGCGGTCGTCTCGACCTTGCCGCTCTTGCCGACGGCACATAGGCACGCATCCTGGCCGAGCAGGCAGAGCACCTTGAGGCCACCCCGGATCAGCTCCTCGAACGTGGTGCCGTAGTGCTTGGCGATCGCCGCGAGGCGGATGTGGATCTCGTCTTCGTCATCCTCGGCGCCGATGTAGAAGGCCGGTCCTTGCTCTGGCAGCGCTCGGAGCCAGTCCTTGCCCGCTACATGGGCCACGTTTTTCATCAACTCGATGATCGACTTGCCGGTACCGCCTTCACCGGAGAACAGGCCCGCTTGATTGAGTGGCACCCGATCCTTGATGGCCCATTTGCGTTCGGGGATCTGATCTGTGTCCCAGCTCGACATGTTGAGCCATTTTAGCGGTGGTGGCGGCACATCGGTCCCATCGCCGTTGGCCTTGCGGGCCGTCCCCACATGCTCCTGCGCCTGGGCGGCGGCATCATCTCGATCGCTTTGGCCCTTGGCGATGGCGTCCTGCACATCGTCGCGATCGAGATCGAAGATGTCGACGGCGATCTCGGATAGCCGGTCTATGTGCTCGATGTCTGCGTGATTGAGTCGGCGCGAGCATACCCGGATGATGCCCAGCATGGCTTGCACGTCCAAGGTGTTGGACAGCGCGCTATAGGCTTCGTCAACGGCCTGCTGCTGTGCGGTCATTGCTGCCCCTCCAGGAGATCGAGGGCGCAGCCCAAGGGCGAGCTGTCGCGGCCCTGGCTGTCGCGGCTCAATGCTCTGCGCAGCACATCAACTGGACAGCCGAATTGCAGCGCGAGCGATGCGGCGATCGCTGCGTCCGAAGCCATGATGCCGGCCGCACTGCCGGCGCGATGGTTGGTGATGAAGATCTCGGCCGGCCGGCCGTCGGGATATCTCGACGCAGAGACGGTGAATCGCAGTCCGAGGGCTTCGATCTCGAACGTCGTGTTCGCGCGGCGATTCGGAAGTCGGAGGCGCGCGCTCATGCGGGCCTCCGTCTTCGGAATATCGGCGGAATTTCTAGGCCGTCATCGGATGCTGCGGTGGGGGGCGACGGATCAGCGACCGGCGCGGCGCGGGGCGAAGCAATCTTGAGGTCATCGGGCGCTGCGGGGCGCGGCGGGGCCTCGTTGCCCCATGCGTCCCAGCCCGGCCGATCGCGGCGGGCGAACAGCTCGATCTTGGGCAGGTCGGGATACATACGCTCGATGGTCGCTTGGGCTTCATCGGGCTTGCGCGAGTGCTCGCGGCGCGGGGCTTGAATCACGGATAGCGGGCGATCCGGCGGGGGTGGGGTTCGCATTCCCCCCCGCGCGGCGATCAGCAGGATCTCGTGTTGGTTTCGGAGCCAAAAACCAAG